GATTAACAGTGAAATTTATTGACTGCAAATCGTTTAATTGGGTGAAAGTTGCGCCAACGACTTTAAATGCTGTCCATGTGATTGAAGCCATTACGCCACCGTGATTGGCAACGGGCCGTTACGGAACATATAGGTCCGTAGAGCTGCGACAACAGCGTTGGGGTCGCCACCGTTGACATTGACCGTGATCGTGTTGCCACCCATTGCACCGTTGGGTGTGATGTTCCCAGACGACGACGGTGTAAACAACTCAGGACCGCGTTCACCCACAATGTAGGGTCCGCCACCCGGTGCGACGGGACCGCCGTTGGCACGGAACCGCAAACCCGAAAGGTCTATCCCTCGAGCGCCAGCCATAGCCGCAAAAGGATCACTTACGTTTGCGTAAGTTTTTTGGAACGCTTTAATCTGTCCGATTAATGTTAGAGCGCCTTCAAGATCGCCTTTATCTACAAGGATTTTGACTTGACGCGACGAAGCATCATCCATGCCTGCAGCAAGGTTCGCAATGTCCGTCGTAGCGTTCAAAAGTTGTTGACGATAATTGGCAAGGTCCTCTTGTGAACCTGTAGAGAACGCTTTCGCAGCTGCTTCGCTTAGATCATCTAAAGACACTTTCGCGTTATCTAAAGCAACTTCTGCTTCAAGTGTGCCTGTCAAAACTTTCCAGGCTTCGTCTACGTTTCGGATTTCTTTCCAAGTGTCGTTCAAAGTAGTTTTTAACGGCATTAAGGCGTCGCGTCGAGTCTGTTTAATTATGTCTCTAAAGTCCTCTGTGTCCTCACGAGCGGCTCGCATTTCCTCAGCGAACACTGGGATAACTTCTTTTTCGTCTGAGAACATCTCAAAGATGTCCCCGAAACCTTCTTTAATGTCATCAACAACCATCCCTGCGGTGTCGCTAATTTCATCCCAAACAGTCGCAAAATAAGTTCTGTTCCACTGTTTTTGCAACCAGTTATAACTTTCACTAAGACCCGTAACCATTCCGTCAATTAGTTCAACAATGTCAACAATGATCGGAACCAAAAACTCACCAAAAGCAAGCGCAACCTTTTTGCCTTTGTCAGCAAGATCGTCCATCATGTCGCGGAACTCTTTAGCGCGTTGCAATTCTTTAGGATCAATAACCTGCTGATCCGAAACACCCTCAAGGGAAGCCTTTAGATCGTCAGCGCCCATCTCAATAAGTTCCGACATGGACTGCCAGCCTTTACCGAGCAACTGTGCAGCGACCTTTGCTTTTTCGGCTGGGTCTTTAATCTTTTTAAGCCGGTCAATCGTGTTAAGAAATGTTTCGTTAACGTCGAGTGAACCATCTTTTAGGTAGACGAGGTCAACACCGAGGTCACGAACTTTGTCGGGATCAGCACCAATAGTTTTATTTAGGCGACCGATAGCGCCCTCTACGGCGTCAACAGGAATTGCTAAGTCACCAGCGACTTCTATATAGCGGGAGGCGTCCTCAACGGCCAGACCTGTAGCATCAGCAAACTTGCCTGCCTGCAACGCGAGGTCTTGAAAAGCAGTAATAGAAGCCTTAGCAAAACCGACAACTGCAGCTCCTGCTGCAATAGCGAAAGTTCCTGCGTTTGCCTGGACGGAATCAAAGATTGCTTTTGATCCAGCTTTAAATTTGCCTAGCCCACCTTCAGCATCCTTGACCGATGACTGGAACTTCCCGAACGCGATCTTGGCGTTTTTGATTCCTTGATCTTGTAGATCGGTAATGATTGGGATGCGGATTGCCATTAGAGCACCACCCTTTTGGTTAGGGCTGAGATTCGAGTCATAACCTCATCACAAGATTGGCGCATTTCGTCCTCAATACGGCCTTGGTTGTTTTCGTATGCGCGCCACATAACACGAGGTTTAGTGGCCCAACCGTTAAGGGCAGCACCTAGCGCGTTAGTTGATTTTGTACCGGCATAATCAATAACTGAAGCGGCACCGTCTTTGTTAACAATGGTCAGCACGGCGTCTTTCTTTTTAGATAGCGACGTCTCAATCTTGACGCCTTTAACCGCTTTGCTGTGATTGTACGGAAACAGTGGTCGTCCACCTGGCGCCCATGCGCGACTCAGACCAGACGGGAACCCACCGTTCTTTTTAGTCGCGTCCTCTAATGGGTACAAACTTTTAGCGTCATCCACAGCAACTTTGAGAATCTTTTTAGCATCCTTAAAGAACTGGATTTTGACTTCAGGCTGGATCTTTTGGAGTGCCTTCAAAGTGGATTCGAGTCCTTGGATTTGAATCGTCATTTGTTGCGCTCCTTTAGTATCTCAGCGACTGTCAGGAGGTCGTCAACATCAAAGTCTACATCATTGGGGAAGTAGCCCGTGAGTACCAGGAGCTGTGCTAGGGAGTGGCGGAAACTTCCGTTGGGATAACTTTTCCCGCATCACTGTTCACGATTTCAATGTCCACAAGTTTGTTAATAAATGACTCAAATTCTACGGGGATTGCTTGGCCGTGTTCGGTTTGTGTTTTGGCTGAGTGCCATGCCATGAACGCCATGTCCTCCATACCGAAATTGTCGGCAAGGTCGGACGTTTTCATTTTGAATTTGCGTTCCCATGCGACAAGCGTTGCGAGCGTTGTTGTGATGGTTGCGGGTCCGTAACCGATGTCGAATCGGATCGTTAGTTTCATGTCGGGTCCTTTGTTTAGGTTTGTTTACGGGGTTTCAGTCCAGGCGAACGTGCCGCCCATCAGCTGAATACTGCAAGTACTTAATTCTCCAAGCGAGTACACGATCGGTAGCGAAGGTAAGTAACTTCCACTCAAGGTACCTAGGGGATTCGTTGCGCTGACAGCAGCCGATGAACCTTTAATGGTTACGGTTGCGATGACAGTGCCGACAAGCGACTTCAAAGTTGCGTAGGTTTCCGAGGAGGCAGTTGACCAGTAAAGGTCAAGCGTCAAAGAGTTGTTTTGCAAACCTGCAACATATGCAACGGCAGTCGAGCCGAAGGCATTTGCCTGCAATTCTTGAATTGTCTGAGTCAAAGTTGCGGCGGTGCACTGATCAGAGATATCAACGGCCCCGATGGAGATGACGGGATTGCTGAGGTAAGTACTGGTAGCCATGACGGATCAATCCTTTGTGTTCTTGGTCGCGTCGGGCTTCGTCGCTAATTTAGCACCCTTAGACGGGTGGGTGTCGGAACGCTGAATGAACCCTCCAGCGAGTAACCATTCAATGTCGTCAGACGGTGACGCGACAAACGCGGTGCCGATCTCGCCGACTCGAATTGAACTGATGATGTAACGATCCATTGGTTTATCCGTTCTGTGCTTGCATTGGAATGATGAGTTCGTATCCGGCGTACTCTGCTCCGCCGACCGTGACAACTTTTGGTGATGCTGACATGACCGCCACATTTTTTAAGACCAGCAATGACGTCAGGTTTAGCAGCTGACGCAACGCGTCTAGGTTGCCTGGGCCGTTGCTGATAAGGGTGACAGGAAAAGTCATTTTGACGATGTTGTAGTTGAACGACTCGACGGATGGAGCATCCACAAAAGCGCAAGGTGGAGCGATATTGCGAGGATCGTTAACGACACGAAGGCCCGAAATAGTTTGGAGAGTAGTGACCAGATCATCTAGTGCCTCGTTCAGGAAGTCCGTGTAAGCCATCTCAAGCCACCTGTGGTCTGTTGATGCCTAACAACTGTTTGACGATGCCTGAGAGCCCTACAACGGGCGCTGATGCCATGTCAGTAAACGACGCGAATTGATCTACGCTCCCGCGCTGTCTAAAAAGGGCTGACCCATACATCAAAGTTCCGAGGGTGACATCTCCACCGGGTGAAGTTGACAGCGAGTCAATGTACGAGGACTCTTGACGACGCCTAAAACAGAACGCGTTAGCGGCAGCTGCACACTGAACCAAAAACGCAGTTTCATCGCCAGCGGTCGTGATCCCGAGATAAGTGGCGATTTGTGGGCCTGTGATCCAAGTGCACGTCTGGTCAAAAGTGATCGTCCCTGTGATCGCTTCCAACTCCATCGGAGTTTCGGACTCGGCCCACATGACCGCATTAGCGAGCGGATACGAAGTGTCGTATTCGATAAGACCTTCGGTATCAACATTGATTGGAAGGTATTGGGGCATTGCATAAACGGTTTTGACTCCGTTGTATGCGACAGCCCAACCCGCGACTGTGATTGACGATCCGACGACAATCTCGTTTGGTGTGAGCGTTGTTACGCAAACATAGCCAGGAACAATGACGCCGTATTGAAGTGTGTAAGTCGCCGCCATAGCGACCCCCGATCAGGCTTGTGTGATCTTGCGGATCATTGACGGCACAGCGGCAAACGTACTTACGAAAGAATGAGCCGAGAACAAACGTGAAAGTGTTGCAGGCTGTTCAACACTCATCATTGTGGTGCCGCTTTCGTAGTACTCAAATGCTTTGGAAGCGTTGGTGATAATCATGGTCTTGGCAGCGAAGTTGCTGTCAACAACAATTTCAAGACCGAGCGGATTCGAGCCAACCCAAGTGGTTGCGTTTCCGCTACCGATTGAGTTCTGACCAACTAGACCAGCACCTGGCGAAACGTATGGAAATAACGGCCTGTTGCTTCCGTCCACGACCTGCCCGAGCTGGCCCCAAACGTCGGGACTGACGAACAAGGTGTCTGGGAAAAAGTTGGTGCCACTGCTGACGTCAACTGCGGCGTCATAAATGGACTTCATCAAATCGGTGCTTGAGAGATCCCATACGCCCGATGAGGATGCAGCTGCGAGTAGTGCATCAGCCGCAATGTCGTCGGTCTTGTACATCAATTCGCCCATCAAGTCATTCAAGATGAGTTGCATCGCCGCTGGCGAAGTGAACGAAATATCTTGCATTGACAAACTGACCTGACCTGCAACGGTGGTCTTGCTGATCGTATTCGAGGCGATCACCATCGTGGTCGCGGACACTGCATCAAATTCTGCTGACTGTGCAGCCGCAGTCGTGTGTGTCGTGATGGTCGGACGAACAAAAGTCTTTTGTGCGCCGTTGTCAGGATAAGCGCGAGCGCCCAGGCGATTGACCACAGGCCTGACGAAGTTAATATTTTGCACCAGCGTGCCGGCCACGGGCACGGGGAGCAAACCAGGCGTGTTGGTGGTGGCTACATCGCCAGCTGCGGCTTCGTATGTTGACTGGTTCTCGATACGCCAATCGGTCACCGACTGGTTGACCTTTGCGAAAGTTTCTCCGCCTTGGTGGTAAGCGGCCATCCACTCACCTGCTGATGGCAAACGTGCGGGACGCTTAGCCGATGCGAAAATAGTGGGTGCGGTTGGCGCGGCTTCAGGTGCTGCGGCTTCGATGTGTTCCGACATGATTGTCTCCTCGACTTGTGGTTCTTTTATTGAGATTTCGTCGGGAGTTGTGTCTGCTGAAGCGGCCACATCTGTGATAGTAGCACCGCTGAATGCGGGTATGGGGACAAGGCTCAGTTCACGCCATACAGCTGAGGTAATGATGATGGTTCCGTCCTCTGCACGGGTTGAGGTAAGAACATCTACGCCAACCGAAACATTGTCTAGGACGCCTTCTTTGGCAAGTTGTAACGCTTCGTTTCCTGCGACAGTGTCGGCGATCTTGGCGCTAAACATCATGCCCTCAGGAGTTTCGGTGCGTGAAGTAACTAACCCAACAGGCTGACTTGAGTCGTGGTACATAAACAGTTTCGGTGCTTTACCGTCAACGGGTAGTGAGCCTGGTGCGAACTGCACCGAAGTCCCATCCGCGACAATTGCGGAAATTCCATAAGGTGCGGCCACACCCGAAATTGTGCGGGTCGGTGCTTCACCAGCTGCGGCTTCAACATCTACTGCGAAACCTGCGGACAGGGTTAGTTTCATGAATTCGTCTCCTCAATAGTTTCTTTCATGTCGGAAGTTTCGGTCATCATTTCGTCTTTCATCATTGATTCCAAATAGGAGTCAATATCAAACTTGACATAAGTGCCACGGGGCAAAACATTGTTGCCCGAAAGCGTTTGCGACACACAATCTAAATATTGACGTGCACCAAACAGGAGCAAGTCCTCGCGAGCACCAGCTGACGTGGAATATTGGTAGGCGCCTACGTCGAATCCAGCAAGATAGAAGGGGATATTTCCGAGCCTGCACATTTCTTTTCCGCTGAAGTCTGCGGACTCAATCATCAACATATTGTCCGGCAACGCTTTAGTTTCTTCGTATGTCAAGAACTCATTAAGTGCGGCTGTTTGGTTGTTGACTCGAGCAGAGTTGAAAGCGGTCGCAAGGTCGGCAAGTTCTTGAGACGACAAAGGTTCTCCGCCTGCTTTAACTTGCAAGACGCCAGACGGGAGCGACGACTGAGCGTTACGGTAACGCGACTGTTCAACACGAAGCGCAGTTTCAATAGCGGTTTGCGACTGATAAATGATCCCTTGAACGGGACTGATGAACTGCACAAGATCGTTCGGGTCAAGCATCCCGCCTTGGAAATAAACCTCTTTTGAAGGTGCGAAGAACACTGGACCTGTTTGGTCCTGACAGGTAACTGAGCCCGCTGGTAAACGAGTAAAGGTGGCAGGGAAACCGTCAGCGGTACGACTGGTTATGTACCAAAAACATCTTCCGTAGTACAGGAGGTCGTCCAGCGTCCAAGCCATGAGTGTCGCATATGGGATCGTGGGGTCGGGTTGACGCAACCATGAACGAGGCGCGATATAAACACATTCCATTTCTTTTTCTGTGTCATTCCAGACCTCGTTGTACATCTCCAATTTCGTTGAAGAAATAACGGAGGCGAGAAGGTCACGCGCTCGACTTAACGTCGGAATTGAGTTAGCACGGTTACGGGCGTCGCCTTCGTAATACGCGAAATACTCACCAATAAAATTGACGCCCTGATTGGACTGGTACGTGCCATACGATCCAGCAGCTGCGGCCTTGTGGGATTCGTCAATAGGACTGATCGCCGCTTTCGTCACTTGTCTAGAGAAAATGCCCACTGGGATATCCGATCGTTAAAGGTGTGATGGGCAAGCCCGACACCTGCCCACCACATCATCACAATACTTCACCCGACCACCATGATGGGTTTAGCGCGATTCTGATATTTGCTAGACAACGCGATCCCCCACACTGCACACTTAGCCAGCTCAATCGGACCAGGCGACGACTTGTGCGACAGCGTGACACCCATACCCGTCTTAAGCAGCACGGCACGGTTCATATGTTCCGACAAAGTGAGTTGTCCCAAATGCTTGACACGGCCCTCAAGGATCATCTTTTGCGCTAGACCCGTAAATTTAATTAGTTCCGCTTGACCGACCACGGTCATGCGACGACGCAAACCTAACGGTGCATGAATCTCAAGAGTCGGAGTGATCGCCAGTGCCACAAGTTTGTCGGCCATGACTCGATCAATCTCAGACCAAAGCGCGGTTTCGTTATCAACAATGAACTCAACCATGCACGTCACAACACCATCAACCATTGACGATCTGACACCCACATAACGGTTTGTGTCCATTGACATTTCCACGGCAAGGACGCCGCCTTCCGGCATAGGGCCCTCAACTTTGCAGGACGCCCAAACGCCTTCTTCCAACCAACTGCCTCGACTACTCACCCACATATTCAAGTGAGCGCGTAGAAAACTGTCTTTCTTTGACACCGCCTGGAGCGCCTCAATCGTGATCGTTTTACCCAACGCAGGGTTCGCATAAACCCAGTTATCAGGGTCACGCCAATCCCGATCGCCAATACTCCACTCGGCGAAATACAGTCGCGACTTCTCGCCATTCTCAATTTCCGAGATAGCCGTCTCTCGCATATGAATCATGGCCGTACTTGACTCATCACCAGCCGTAGACCAGCAGCTCAGCAACGGCGACTTACGAGCAATCATCGTCGGACGGATGGCATCAAAGAAGCGATCGGAGATGTTGAAAACCTCGTCGCAAATCACCGCGTCATACGATCCGCCGTGCAAGTTCGGAGAAGCAGCACGAACCTCCCACATAGACCCGTCCGGCATCGTCACCGACTTACGACCAAAAGTCCGCATTGCCTTAGCCCCAAACAAGTCGACAAGCAAAGGAGCCAGGCTATTAAAGATCGCCTCAGCACGGTCAAGACGGTTAGCGACCGACAAGATGTTTTGAGGCGTCCCACGCATCCTGGCGAAGTCCGTCAACCACCAACCGATCATCGCACCCAACCCAACCGACTTCCCGTTCTGACGAGCAGTACTGCATAAAGATTCACGATACAAAAGATCGCCATTCTCATCATGCGCAAGTTGCCCGCTCAACGCCAACAATTGCCACTCAAAAAGACAAATGTTTTGGTACGTCTCCGCCCACTTCGCAACCTGGGGGCCATACGACAGATTTGAGCGGCCGGTCGTTTCCAATCTCGGCAAATAGGCGCTGAGCAGGTCTTTTGTCGGCTGGTTCCCGCCAGTTCGCGCCAGTTCATTGTAAGGAGAGATAACAAAAGGCGG